AGATAGCAGAAGGCAAAATTAAAAGGCTGATTATAAATATGCCACCAAGACATACGAAGTCCGAGTTCGCTAGCTACCTGCTGCCCGCTTGGATGGTGGGTAGAAACCCGAAGCTCAAAATTATTCAATCCACTAACACCACAGAACTATCTGTTAGATTTGGGCGTAAAGCAAAACAACTTTTAGATAGTCCCGAGTATCAATCCGTTTTTAAAACTAGACTCAGAGAAGATTCGCAAGCTGCCGGTAAATGGGAAACACAACAAGGCGGTGAGTATTACGCAGCGGGTGTTGGCTCCGCGATCACAGGTCGTGGTGCAGATTTACTTATTATCGATGACCCGCACACAGAACAAGACGCTATGAACAGAGATGCCATGGAGAGAACTTTCGAATGGTATACGTCAGGTCCTCGTCAACGTCTCCAGCCAGGAGGATCTATTATCTTGGTCATGACAAGATGGAATACAAAAGATCTTACAGGTATGCTGTTAGGCACGCAGCGAGAAGCCAAAGCTGATCAGTGGGAGATTATAGAGTTTCCAGCTATCATGCCAAGCGGTAAACCTTTGTGGCCAGAGTATTGGAAGCTAGAAGAATTAGAAGCAGTCAAAGCATCAACGGGTATACAGAAATGGAATGCTCAGTATATGCAGAACCCAACATCAGAAGAAGGAGCAATTATCAAACGAGAGTGGTGGCAGAAGTGGGAAGAGGATTGGATACCTGCGCTGAAGCATGTCATACAATCTTATGATACAGCGTTTGGTAAGAAACAAACAGCTGACTATTCTGCTATTACCACATGGGGTGTGTTTTATTTAAATGATGATAGCCCTGCGAGTTTAATATTATTAGATTCTAAAAAAGGCAGATATGATTTTCCAGAGTTAAAACAGGTGGCTTATGAGCAATGGAAGTATTGGGATCCTGATACGGTAATTATTGAAGCAAAGGCTTCAGGTCAACCTTTGACTGATGAGCTGAGAAAGATGGGAATACCTGTCGTTAATTTCTCTCCGTCAAAAGGCAATGATAAGCATGCACGTGTTAATTCGGTTGCACCTTTATTTGAATCTGGTATGATATGGGCTCCGAACCAGGAATTTGCTGAAGAAGTGATCGAGGAATGTGCGGCTTTTCCATTTGGTGAGCATGACGATTTGGTTGACTCGACAACTCAAGCCATCATGCGTTTCAGACAGGGTGGTTTCATATTACATCCTGATGATGAAAAAGAGGAAAAGATAATGAAAACTAAAAGGAATTATTATTAATGGCAGTAAAAGGTCCCTTCATATTATTAGACTTAATGACAAGAGCGTTTGGTAAAAGGTTTGTAAACCAAATCGTTGGCACAAAAGCAAACGTAGTCAAGCCTCAAAAGTTTGATGTGAACGCACCAACAAAATCTATGTATAGCCCGAAAGCTTTTGAGGATGATAAAACATATGATCTTATAGAATCACAATTAATGGAGTACGCTCCGTTTCAGCTAAGCAACAGAAACTCACAAGAGGTTGCAAACTACCAAGCAAACTTAGAAATGTATTTAAAAGCTAGAAACAAAAAAGCAGGTGGCTCTACAGAGTTTGTGCAAGCTAAAGAAGAAACACCAGGAGAGGTCATAGATTTAAAAACTAAATCAAAAGTTGATGAGGAAGGCATAGTCTCGTTAAAAGAAAAGTTTGGTTTGCCTAAAGGTGTTGATCCACAAAGTGAACAAGGTAAATTTATACAAAAATTACAAAGAACAGAGGCAGGAAGTGATGAGGCAGAAAGTATAGCACGACAAGCGATGGAAAACTTTTTTGGTTTTGGTCGCGGTCAAAGAGATATTATGCCAGATCTTATAACAGAGGGTAAACGTAGAGCGGTTGTCAGAAGAGTTTTGTTAGCTGATGATAGAATTAATTTACCAGAAGATATTAAGCAAAGTTTATCAAACTATGATGACTTAAGAGGTGGTGGCAAACAAGAAATGGATCCTTTACAAATTTTTGATAAATTTTATGAAAGAAACGATACTAAGTTTGAAGCTCTTGATAATATTATAGAGGGAGCGAGAGACGAAGTTGAAGCAGCGAAAGAGTTTATAGATGAGTTCGATGGGTTTGATTTAATCCCAAGAGATGACAAAGCAGACGGTGGACTATCGTATTTGATGGGGGTTTAACATGGCCTCTGAACTTCTTAAAAGACAAGCATTAATTAATAGACTTAAAGAACCTAAAACTGCGAATATTGATTTTGATTTAGCAGGCTCAGCACTTGATTACAGCATTGAATTAATCGAAGAAGATATTTTACCAAAAGCAAAACCAGCAGAATTATTTGAAGAGAGAGAAAGAGTAAGAACAGAAAGATTGTCAGACACTCTTACAAAAATTGGTGGTGGTCTTATGGATGAGTCTGTAGATTTTATTAAGAGAGAAGAATTTAAAGTTGGAACTTATCCTAAAACTAATAAAAAAGATTTAAAAAAATTAAGAGAATATTTAAAAAGTCTCCCAAATAACAGTAAAATTTTGACAAACCCCTTACAAAGAAAATTTAATATTGCTAGAGAGACAATAGCTTTGATTGTAAAAAGAGAATTTCCTAATCTTAATTTACTAAAAGCAGGCGCTGCACAAGCTAAAAATGTAGAGGAGATGAACAGACTACGAAAAGAAGCCACTGAAGCAGGCTATGAAAAAATATTGAAAGAAGGGTATTTAGATGATTATAAATTAAAAATACAAAAACCTTCTGGTTCTCCTTTTACTAAAGGTTTGACAAACTCAGAATTAGCTAAAAAATATTTTCCAAATGTGCCAGAAGGTACAGGAGTGGGAAGAATCGAAAAATTAAATAGATATATTAGGAAAAAATATCCTAATCTTATTTATCCACCAGGAGAACCAACGTCTGCGACTTCAAAAAGAAGACGAGAGCGTATTTTGGAACAAAGAAAATTTTTATCTGAAGAAGAGAAAAAAATTAGAAAAAAACAAAAAGCTCAAAAGAAAATTTTAAATAAATATTTTAGTAATAATCCCGAAGAGATTTTAAATAAAAAAGAAGTTAAAAAACTAGTTGATGTTAAATTAAAAGATGGAAAATTAGATTTTACTCCTAGATATAAAACAGATAAAGAATATATTGATCTAGCTAAAAAAGGATTATTGTTTGACGAGTATGATATTACTCCTGTAAGACTTGAAAAAAGAAATATTGAATTTCCAATTAATAAAAATGTAACTCCTGCAAAATTTAATCAAGGATTTATAAAACAAGTAGATGCTTATTTTAAAAAAACAAAGGGATCTACAGATCCAGATGTTATAGCTAACAAAAAAGTTATTTCTAATTTTTTAAATAGCTATGGTCTTACTTTAGAAACACGAGGTGAAAGAATAGGTAGTCCCACTAAATTACCTGCAATAAATAAAGAAACAGGGGAGCTACCAAACATAAAAAATACCTTAAACAAATTAGGTGTTGGTAATTTATCTACAAGCGAAAACGTTGGGCTTAAAACTAAAGATATAGAAAAAGCTGTCAAAAAATTAAGCGGTGAAAAAAAACTATTAGCTTTTGACGAACTTTCATCGAGAGTTGGCTCAGGTGTTGATCCAGATTTAGCAGCTAGAGCAGTCAAAGAACAATTTGTTGATCCATTAACATCACGTGTGCCTACTGGCAAAGGTATTAGAGCTTTATCTACTTTAGGAAAGATTACCCTTCCTGAATTATTTTTTGCACCATTTAGTTCCGTATATGATATATACCAAGGACGTACACCAAAAGAAATATTGCTTAACATAGCCACTCTTGGCGCTGGTGCACCAGCATTAGATACATTTAAAAAAGCACAAGCACTTAAAAAAATGGGACTTTTAGATGACTATAAAAGAGCTGTAGCTAAAGCAAATAGAGCTGATCAAGCGCTTGCTGAGGAAGTTGAAACATTGGGTATGGACACACCTGCAGAGGAATTTGCTAAACCAGAATTTACTAAAACAGAAGAGAAAGCAGCTTTTGAAGGAGATATATTGGATGAAAAACTTATTGAAAGATTAGCACAAAAAGCAGACGAATATGAAAGAACTTATGAGAGTGAATTAAAAAAAGGTTTATTAGAAGTTACACCTGACGACGAGCCATTACTTGAAGAAATGGGAATTAAACCAGAGTTTCTTTTTCAAGAAGAAGATGAGAAGAGTTTAGGATTTTTTGATAGAGCCACAGGTAATGTTCCAAGAGGCTTTATGTCGGAAGGTGGAATTATGGCAATAAGAAATAAGGACAAATCAGATGAAACTAACTAAAACTATACCCCCTAAATCAGGTCCTCAGTCTGAGGGCTTGCTTATTAATTATAATACTGTTAAACCTGTAAAATTGGAGAAAATAAATGGCAGACATAGACAAGTCTCTTCCAAACGTAGAGCAAGAGATAAAAGTACCATCACCTGAACAAGTTGAAGTTGCTCAAGAACAAGAGCAACAAAAAGTTAACGAAAAAGGTGAGCCTGTAGAAATTACAGAAAACGAAGACGGATCAGTTGACATAAACTACGATCCATCTATTGGTTCTGTTGAGGGTGGACAAAACCACTACGACAATTTAGCAGAACATTTACCCGATGATATTCTTGGAAGACTTGGAACTTCTTTGTATCAAAATTATCAAGATTACAAAAATTCTAGAAAAGATTGGGAAAGAGGTTACAGAGAAGGTTTAGATCTTTTAGGATTTAAATACGACAATAGAACAGAACCCTTTCAAGGTGCAAGCGGTGCAACTCACCCTGTATTGGCTGAAGCTGTTACACAGTTTCAAGCATTAGCTTACAAAGAATTATTACCAGCAAACGGACCAGTTAGAACACAGATTTTAGGAATGCCAACACCGGCAAAAGAACAACAATCAAGAAGAGTAAAAGATTTTATGAATTATCAAATCATGGAAAAAATGACAGACTATGAACCTGATTTTGATTCTTTATTATTTCATTTACCATTAGCAGGATCTGCTTTTAAAAAAGTTTACTACGATGAAACAGCCCAAATGGCTTGTTCTAAATTTGTACCCGCTGATGATTTGATCGTTCCGTATTCAGCTACCTCATTAGATGATGCGGAGTCTATCATTCATCGCGTACAAATATCCGAAAACGAATTAAGAAAACAACAAGTCGCTGGTTTTTACAGGGACATAGATTTAAAACCAGGACCAGTAAATGAAACAGAAGTTGAAAGAAAAGAGAGAGAACTTGAAGGCGCAAGTAAAGGCAGAGACGAAGATGTATTTAATTTATTAGAGTGTCATGTTCATCTTGATTTAGAAGGTTTTGAAGACATGGGACAAGACGGTGAACCGACAGGAATTAAACTTCCTTACGTGGTTACTCTTGAAGAAAACTCTAGAGAAGTTTTATCTATAAGAAGAAATTATGAAATAGGTGATCCATTAAAAAACAAAATAGATTACTTTGTACATTTCAAATTTTTACCAGGATTAGGGTTTTATGGTTTTGGACTAATTCACATGATTGGTGGATTATCTAGAACAGCTACTTCTGCATTACGACAACTACTAGACGCAGGAACATTATCTAATTTACCTGCAGGATTTAAACAAAGAGGTATTAGAATTAGAGATGACGCTCAAAGCATTCAACCAGGAGAATTTAGAGATGTGGATGCACCAGGTGGTAACATCAGAGATTCTTTTATGATGCTTCCTTTTAAAGAACCATCAGCAACTTTATTACAACTTATGGGCGTCGTAGTAACTGCAGGTCAAAGATTCGCTTCAATAGCCGATCTGCAAGTAGGTGAGGGTAATCAACAAGCAGCTGTGGGTACGACCGTAGCTTTGCTAGAAAGAGGAAGTAGAACAATGTCTGCTATCCATAAAAGAATATACGCATCACTAAAAAAAGAATTTAAAATATTAGCAAGAGTTTTTAAGTTATATCTACCTCAAGAATATCCCTACGATGTTGTTGGTGGTCAAAGAATGGTTAAACAATCTGACTTTGACGACAGAGTAGATATATTGCCAGTTGCAGATCCAAACATATTTTCTCAGACTCAGCGTATTTCCCTCGCACAGTCAGAACTGCAGCTGGCAACATCCAACCCACAGATACACAATCTGTATCAAGCATACAGAAACATGTACGAAGCTTTGGGTGTAAAAGACATAGATAAAATTTTAAAACCACAAGCTATTCCCACACCGAAGGACCCAGCGTTGGAGCACATCGATGCTCTCGCTGGGAAACCGTTTAGAGCTTTCCCTGGTCAAGACCACAGAGCACACATTACCGCTCACTTAAATTTTATGGCAACTAACATGGCTAGAAACAATCCATTAGTCATGGCAGCGTTAGAAAAAAATTGTTTTGAACACATTTCTTTGATGGCACAAGAACAAGTTGAAGTAGAATTTAGAAATGAAATGCAACAAATTATGGCAATGAAACAAAATCCTCAAGTAATGCAGAACCCACAAATGCAAAATCAGCTAAAGATGACTGCAGAAAAAATTGAAGCAAGAAAAGCACAACTAGTTGCCGATATGATGGGTGAATTTATGCAAGAAGAGAAGAAAATTACATCGCAATTTGACAATGATCCTATTGCAAAACTAAGAGCTAGAGAATTAGACCTTCAAGCACAAGAAAATTCTAGAAAACGTAAAGAAGGCGAAGACAGAATTAACCTTGATAAGATGAGAGCGATGATGAATCAACAAAATCAAGACGAAAAACTAGAACAAAACGAAGAATTAGCAAAATTAAGAGCTAATACATCAATTGAAAAGACAATTTTATCAAAAACTTTACCAAGTGCTAAAGATATGGGCACTGGAGGGGTGATAATTAAAAGGGACGACGAGTAAAATGGATAAAAAACAGAAAAAAGTTGCAAAAGTGATGAAGGAATACAAAAAAGGCAAGCTTTCTATTGGAAAATCTGATAAAAAAGTTAAAAATAGGAAACAAGCTATAGCAATTGCTTTGAGAAAAGCAGGAATTAAAAAGAAAAGGAGCTAATATGGCAGAAGAAAACAAAAAAGGCCTAAACCACGAAATGTTTACGAACAAAGATGGTTATGTTGAAGGTGGAAAAGAGATTGAGACTACTGATCCGTCTGAAATGCAAGAAGCAGAGGTTCAAGGCCAAGGAAATATCTTAGCAGAGAAAAAAAGAAAAGCTAAGTGGTACTAATTTATGGCGTGGTTTAGTTTAGCGAAGATAGCGCTACAAGCAGGTAGCAAAATTTACTCTAACAGGCAAAAAACCAAGATGGCTATGTCTGATGCACAATTAATGCATGCAGAAAAGATGGCCCGTGGAGAAGAGGCTTACCAGGGCAAACTTCTTGAGGCAAGACAATCGGACTGGAAAGACGAATTTGTGCTTGTAATTTTAAGCGCTCCGATTATAGTATTAATGTGGGCAGTCCTATCGGATGACCCCACTGCGATGGAGAAGGTGAAGTTATTCTTCGAGTACTTCTCAACATTACCGTCATGGTTTACA